GCTGATATCCACTACGCCCACACAACCCCAGCCACCCAGCACGCAAACGGCTACAGCGAGCTCTCATACAGCCTGGAATCCGGAACAGACGAAATAGGCGAAACAATTTCAAAAGAATCGCTTGACTTAATATCGATCAAGTTCCAAAGTGACATCGAACGCGCCATTTGGGCGCAGATAGGGAGATAGGGAATGGCTAAGCCGGAGTGGAGTGATGCGCCAGAATGGGCGCAGTGGTTGGGGCAGGATTCAGTAGGGGGTATTGATTTTGATAACTACTGGGTATGGTTTGAGAGAATGCCTTCAAAAATGTCAAACGGCTGGATCGATCATTCGCCCGATGGCCGCTGGCTTCAAACTCAAAACGTCGCAACACAACAAGAATGGCGCAAAACACTGGAGCAAAGACCATGAGCACAGTTAAAGAAGCACGGGAAGCACTCGAAGCAGCTCACATCGCATACCATCAAGCCGATCACGAAGACGTAACCTCCGCCAAAGAAAACCTGGATAACGCACGCCATACCTTCTGGAATACCTGCGCCGCTTTCTGCACAACTCTCGAATTCAAGACCAGTCTCGATCAGGTAGAATCCGAACTTGTCGCCCATGGCCTGTGGGCTTAAGAGGATTGACCGATGGAAGAAGTTATCAAGGAAATGATTGCTCGTGGCTGGACCTATTCAATCATCGCGCTACGGACTGGTATCTCTGAGAATCGGTTGCGTGATTGCAACATTGGCGTTCGGGAAGAGCGCCGTCTAATGGAAGTAGCGGAAACAGAGGCGGGTATCTGCCTTGATGACCTGGAGATTGAAGAACAATGAAATCCACCGAATTCCTACAGGCAGCAATCGACGTTCAGGCTGAGCGCGGGGTTACATACGATAAGCCTACAGGCGAGCGGTCAATGGGTGCCACTGTAACGGCCTTCAACGCCATCACAGGGCGTGATCTGTCCGAGGCTGAGGGATGGTTACTGCTTCAGACGCTGAAGGACGTGCGGCAGTGGCAGAACCCTAGCAAGTATCACCATGACTCTGCACTAGACGGCGTGGCCTACTCAGCGCTTAAGGCTGAGGCGTTGAGTGAAGAGAATCATTTTGATCCACTGTCTATGCCGATCATCAATATTCGTCGCGAGGATACTGCAAGCGAGTGGATCAAATGGAATGGTGGCGAACCTCCGTTGCCGCTAGAAACTGATGTTGACGTAAAGCTTGAAGATGGGTCGGTGTACGTCGACGGGCGAGGGCTGTCTGTCGATAACTGGGAGTGGCAGCACAACCATGAAGGCTGCAATATCATTGCCTACCGAGTAACCCCAACGAGCACAGCCCAATGACCGAATACAACGAGCAGCGCTAAAAATTCAATCAAGGCCCGCATAGGGCCTTTTCATTGCATAATGGATTTACACAAAGATTGTTGAGGGATGAAAATGCAAGAGCTTCAGTGGTGCATGAGTCAGGGTTATACGAATCAGCAGGCGGCTGAACATCTTGGGATTAATGAGCGGACTGTGCGTAGGTGGAAGTCTCGTATTGCTAGCGAGCCAGCACAGGAAGCAGCCAATCAAGAGCAGGCAGACACCTACGTCATTACGTCAGCAGTCAACGCTACAAAGGCGCACAACGGGTTTCTTGCATCGCTGCATACCTACTGTCAAGCCAACAACGCAAAGCTGATCGTTCTGCCTATGCGCTATCGCAACCCTACACGCAAGGAAGAGACGCCTGACGACTGGTGGGATGCTCGACTGACTCCGCACATTGTCAGTGAGCGCACAAAGCTATGCCGCGACGTTGTTCTGTTGGCAGACATCAAGATACAACCCACCGCTATTAACCCGCTCCAAGGCTGGCTAACTGTATCCGGCACAGACTCCGCGATCCTGGCTCACACGAAGGTTGCGCTTCAGTCTGTAGCGACTATGGTTGGCGACGAAGCCAAGCTTGTCATGACTACCGGCTCATGCACGGTTCCGCAATACTCAGACACTAACGCGGGCAAGCGCGGCGAATTCCACCACACGCTAGGCGCCGTGATTGTCGAGGTAGACCGAAAAGGCACTCACCTTCGCCACGTGTTGGGCGAGAAAGACGGATCATTCATCGATCTGACTACCAAGTACTCTCGACATGGTGTTGAGGCTGCTCCTGATGCCTCTGTATTGATTCTTGGCGACCTACACGCTAGACAGGTAGACAGCAAGGCTCTAGACGCTACAGAGCGCCTTGCAGTGGCTCTATGCCCTAAGTCGGTATGCCTGCATGATGCTCTTGACTTCTCGTCTGCCTCGCACCATTCGGGCTACTTCGAGCGGTTTAAGCTGCATATCACAAAACAGAACAGCATTCTGTCTGAGCTGAAGGTGACGGCCAAGATCCTTGACCGTATTTCCAAGTGGGCGCCTGAGATCGTCATGGTTGGCTCGAACCACAACGAGCACTTCACGCAATACCTGTCGAAGTACGAGAACGCGCTAGACCTTGAGAATGCGCTGGTCTATCACGAGACAAAGGCCGCGATGCTGCGTGCTATCCACGAAGGCTCATACCTTGACCCTTTCAAGTACTGGGTTGATAAGCTGGCATCGACTCCTGAAGCAATCCACTGGCTTCGGCCTGGGGAATCGTTTTCGCGTCACGGTATCGAGCTAGGCTTTCACGGTCATCGTGGCCCGAACGGCGCACGAGGCAGCACGAAAGGGTTTAGCAATATCGGAGCGCGCACCGTAACTGGTCACAGCCACTCTCCAGCGATCATCGACGGCGCTTACTGTGTCGGCACAACCAGCAAGCTCAAGCTAGGCTATAACGAGGATTCCCCGTCATCCTGGCACCATACGCATTGCATTGTGTACGCAAACGGCAAGCGAGCCCTCCTGCACTGCGTAAATGGCAAATTCTTTCGCTGATTTAATTGTTCTCCGGGAAACTATTTCCCTTGACCGCGCTAACCACGCGGTCTAACCTCTGCTGTACACACACGAAGGAGGGCGCACCATGTTTTATCTCGGCTTGTTCTTGATGGTTGTGGTGATGGCAGCACTGTTCGGATTCAGCTCGCTCCTGATCGGCGTCAGGGTTACGGCGATCATCTGGATTACCGCCTTCGTAGTCATGGCAGCGTTTGCTTTCGGGTTTTATCAATTGATGGGTGGGACGTTATGATGCGTAAGGATGAGATTCAGGTTATCGGGGTAGCGAACATTTCAGATGTTGCCTACTCGATTGGCTGCGAAAAGAAGGCAAAGGCAATGATCCTTGAGATTGACTCTGCTCAGGAAGATGTCGGATTCACAGAGGATCTTATCGTCGCGCTTATCAAGTCGATGAAAAAAGAATACAAGGGTGATCACGAGGCTATGGCAGAATTCAGCAGAACCATTCAGAGGGCTCTCAAGTGATCAACTGCGTACCGAAATTTGTAGATGGCGCACCATCCGCATTCAAACCCGGCCAATTCCTACTCTACGAATCCGGCGAGTATGCGCTTGTAGGCAGCAATACGGCTATCACGTCAACGCAGAAGATCGTGAAGCATACGACGCTGATTGAGGGGCATGAGTTGGAGTGGTTGCAGTCGATGGCTGTGGGTAGGAGTTTGGGGGTGTTGAAATGAGCAGGCCAGATTGGAAAGATGCGCCTGATTGGGCAAATTATTTAGCTCAAGATATGGATGGTCAGTGGGGTTGGTACGAAAATAAGCCTAGGATTTCCCCATATGCACACACTTGGTTTTGGGAGGATGGTGAGTGGCAAGAGGCAATTCCGGTGGCTGAGAATATAGACTGGAAAGAAACACTGGAGCCACGCCCATGACAACTCTAATCGCAATCTACCTGCTATTCGGCTTGGTAAGTTACTGGCCAATGGTCTACTTCTGGCTAGACCAAGAAGAAGTCGGCAGCGGCGAGTGGTATCACTGGGGCATGGCTTGGGCAATGTGGTGTGTATCCTGGCCGTACTGGAACGTGATGAATGCTTGGTATTGGTGGAGGGCTAAGAAGTGATTTACGAGTGCATAGGTAAAGGTGGTAGGTACGTAGTAATCGGTAAGACGATTGGCGCGGGTTACAGTCGAGGAGAATCGGTTATTGTGTACAAGGACGAGACGACAGGTCAGCTATTCCACAGGACCGAGATCGACTTTAATACCAGAATGCAGGAAATCAAGGAGTAACCTCCATGACCACAATCAACGACCTAGACCAAATTAACACAATGGCGATGATGACCATGTGCGAGCTTGGGTATGCGCGGTATGAGCGGTTTCGTGCTGGGCTGAAGATGGATGATGAGGCTTGCGAGAAGCTTAGGCAGTTCATCCATTCGAATGCTGATCGCGAGAACGAGCTAGAACTTAGAATTAAATGCGCACCGATGTACAAACCTATGGCATACTGATTGCCAGCGGTGACTCCCCTCCCATCGCTGTTACACCTTTAGCCCATCGTGAACCGTCCGATGGGCTTTTTTTTGCCTATTAAATGGCAGTTTTCGCGTAAATCAGCCAGAATATTAGCGTTTTAGGGCTTGTGGTATCATTTCTGCATCCGGCGACAATGCCAGCGCAGGACCTGAAATCCTGTTAGCTTCCGGATACTGGTCGAGCCAAGAGCGCAGGACTCCACCTCGGCGACACGGCTAAAACCGTCTCCTGTGAAAGTAATACGCGCCCCAAGCCTATGACCTTTGGTTATGCTCAAATCGGGGCGTTTTTATTTTCGCGAAAGGTGTTGACGCGCAATCCTGGCAGGCGTAGATTTGGCTCATCGAAACGAAACGCACGCGGAGCAAGACGAAATGACCAAATTCAACGTAGTGATCAAGAACTGGAAAACAGGCGAAGTCGTTAGCACCTACAGCAACGTTGACGCTGACGAGGTAGCACGCATAGAAGCTGACAACCACGCTCACGCCCCTGCCTCTTGGGATGTTGAAGTCACCAAGATCTAAGAAGCCGCGCCAACCTTAAGCCCTCTTAACCGAGGGCTTTTTATTTCCCGCCAAAAAGTGATATCAAAAAGCTACCGAACCGAAAATGATACCATTGGTCCAATAGTTACACTCCTTAAATCAGACCCATCCACGATGAAGAAGCCAATGAGCGACCCGACCGGCGATCCAAACGTAATAGCTCAGCTATGGGCCGCTGTGCCTGAACCACTGAAAGCGGCGACAATGAACGTCGTTCTTAGTACGGTGATGGCCTTCCGTAATAGTGAGCGAACATTCTGGACTTCGTTCTGGGAGGTTAGTGCGGGTGGCATCATTACCTTCATGGCTGGCTCAGCAGTAGAGGCATTCGGCCTGTCTAACGGCTGGTGTTTCGCAATCGGTGGAGCAGTGGCAGTGTTTGGCATCGATCAGGTTAAAGCCTTCGCCGCCAAGCTAGCAGACAAGAAGATAGCCGAATAGGTTAGAATAGCCTTCACAATGGAGGCTTTTTAATGGCTAATAGACCAATCGTTCACACAGGGGATAAGACCTCTACTGTCGGGCGCTCAAGAATGTTTGAGACGCCTGATGATTTGCGTGAGGCTTGCCTTGGGTATCTTGAGTGGGCTGATCACAACCCGCTTATTGAAGAAAAGCACTTCTGCGCTCAAGGGCAGATCTTTACTGCTGAACTGAAGAAACCCCGCGCCGTAACCATCGTCGGCCTATGCCTGCACCTCGGCATCCATCGTCACACCTGGCAGAACTACCGTATCTCCGAAGAGTTCGATCTTGTATGCGATGAGATCGAAGACCGCATGAAGCAGTACAAGTTCGAGAATGCCGTTGCTGGGCTAATGAATCCTACGCTGATTGCTCGGGATATTGGGCTGGTTGATAAGCAGGAGATCGACCTGAGCAGCAAGGACGGAACCATGAGCCCTAAAGAGCAGAGTGCTGCCGTTCTGGAAGCGCTGAAACGTAAGCACGCGGAATGAATCCTACCGAAGTAGCGGCGCTGCGCACTGACCTGCTCGCATTCTCAAAGCATATGTTCCAGGCGCGCAAAGGCTCTGAGTTTATCGAGAACTGGCACCATCGCACTCTATGCGAGGCTTTGGAGCGCGTAGTAATCGGCAAAAGCAAACGCCTGATTATCAATATCCCGCCGCGCTATTCAAAGACCGAGCTGGCCGTGGTGAACTTCATTGCATGGTGCATGGGTAACTTCCCTGACTCGGAGTTCATCCACGCCAGCTATTCGCAGCGACTGGCAGCTAACAACACATGGAACGCCCGCGCCCTCATGGAGCACGAGGCATACGCTGAGATATTCGGTAAGCCTGCATTGCGCAAAGATAGCAACGCGAAGGATGAATACCGAACAGAATCTGGCGGAGTGGTGTATGCAACCGGCGCTGGAGGTACGATCACGGGCTACGGCGCCGGCAAGCTGCGTGAAGACTTCGGCGGGGCAATCATCATAGATGACCCACACAAGGCCTCTGAGGCTACTAGCGACACGATGCGCCAGAACGTCATAGACTGGTTCGGCACAACGATGGAGAGCCGCCTTAACTCGCCATACACGCCGATCATCGTCATCATGCAGCGCCTGCATGAAGAAGACCTAGCTGGCTGGCTCCTGGCTGGCGGCAACGGCGAGAAGTGGGATCACATCGACATCCCGGTGCTAGACGAAGAAGATAATCCGCTTTGGGAGTTCAAGCACGACCGCCAGAAGCTGGCAGACATGGAGAAGGCAAACCCCTACGTGTTCGCCGGTCAGTACATGCAGCGTCCAGCTCCAAAAGGTGGCGGTGTATTCAAGGACAGCTGGTGGCAGTACTACAACGTCGGCGAAGAGCCTGAGATGAGCTACAGGACGATCTACGCTGATACCGCGATGAAGACCAAGGAACACAACGACTACAGCGTATTCCAGCTTTGGGGCGAGTCAGGCGGCAAGGTCTATCTGCTTGATATGCTGCGCGGAAAATGGGAGGCGCACGACCTTGTGCGCATTGCCAGGGAGTTTTTCAATCGTCACAAGGCAGGAAGCGGCTACCTGAGATCGATGCGAGTAGAGGACAAGGCAAGCGGCACGGGTCTTATCCAGACGCTGAAGTCAGAGGGCGTGCCAATCCAGGGTATCCCCCGAGACAAAGACAAGTACACGCGGGCGCTTGACGTGGTTCCGCAGATCGCGACGGGGAATGTCTACCTTCCTAAGCAGGCGCCCTGGCTGAATGACTTTCTATCCGAAGCAACTCAATTCCCTAACGCTAAACACGACGATATTTTGGACCCGATGATGGACGCGGTGGCAGAGATGCTGATTAGCGTACCTGGCGCCGGAGTCTTTCTGCCAGCCCGTATGCGTTCCAGGTAATAGTTTCCCGGAAAACAGTTACCGCTTGACGGTGAGCCGATTGCACGCATAGAATCGGCCCACACAACACGGAGGCGGTAAAGATGGCGACGGTTAAAGAACAGAAGGCGGTCATGCATATGGCGGATCTGGCGCTTGAGATCAACGCGCAAGGACGGGTTAGCGTTGATTTCGATATCACTGCATCATCGGTGCACATGCGAATCTCAAAGCTTCCTTTTGTCAAGGATCAGGGTTGGCTTTTCTATGGAGAGAATGATGCATATTTCTCTACAGGTTCATTCTCTGAGGAATCGTTTCTGCTAACTATTGCCAACTTTGTTACAGAAGCCAAGAAACACCACAAATCATTCGAAGCGGACGGGGTTAAGTTATGAGTATTGCAGCAATTGGTACTGAGTTTAAATTCGTTGGCGCTGAATTGGTTGAGCATAGCGATATGCGGCCACTCAGTGACTGGAGAAATGGAGATCCACTGCAAGTAGTTGCGCATGTGAAGATGTATGGGTCAGTAAGTGCTCTTTACTGGAACACTAGAGATCTGTCGTCTTCTACCGTGCGCGACGATCTTCTTGAAGAGATTCCTGACGCTCGCGAAACCGCAATCCGCGAGATCATGGATATTGCCGATGTGGATTGCCGGGTTACTGCTGCTCGACTGGTTGATGCTGGGTTTAAGCGGGAGGTGGTGTGATGGGTATTTATCTGGATACGAACAGCGCATTTGAAGAATGGTGCGATGCGAACGGTTACGATAGCGAAGAAGAGCATGATCGAGAAGAGGAAGTGTTTAAGCGCGGATCTCATGTCAGCTTCTATATCAAGAAGGAAGCAGACGATACGTACGCGCTCGTTACGGCTAACTGCGATTACGATTGGGGGAGAGATGGTATCGAGATCGAGAAAGAAGGATTGAAACGAACAGAGAAGCAGGTGACGACAACCACTGTAGTTTACGAGTAAAACAAAAGGCCCTCTAAACAAGGGCCTTTTTCTATTTCAGCTTGCGCCTGGCTCGCTCGATGATTCCGGGGGAGAGTGGTTCGCCTTTGTCGTCAACAAGCACTTCTACAGTAGAGCACTTGCAGTTGATCATGTTTGGCGTGATTGCCCACCAGTCTCTCTCTTCCTGAATTGTGTATATGTGCGAATGCCTTGCTCTGTGTGAAGGTCTAGTGGTTGGCGACAGAGCAGATAGGTGCATTAGCCGCGTATTGATACCTAGATCAACCTGCGCCGCCTGAGCCTCATCCATACGCGCCTGACGAAACGAATTCGTAACCTCTGTACGCGCAATCCGCTCAGCACGCGAACGGTTAACGCCTGTACGCGCCTGAATGTCTTTACTGATCACTCTAGGGTTCTGCCCTGCAATCATTCCTCTCGTTAACGTCTGCGCAAGATCCGATTTCATCTGCTGGCTGAAACCCTGCATCAGTTCGAATTCGCGAGCGGCCAGCAGGCTGATGCGCTTTCGATATGGCGGGCTGAATAGGATCGCGTCAAGGCTTGGCTTTGTCAGCGCGTACAACTCGCTCTGGACTGTTAGGTTGGCCGCAGTCATAGCTGTGCCCTGCTGATATGCGCCTTCTACGTATGCGCGCATGCTCCATAGTTCGGCCTCGCCACCTTCTAGCAAGATCAGATTGCAGATACGCTCAATCTCGGAACTGATGCCGGCCAAGATCGCCTGATCAAGCTCAAACTGATACGTGGTCGCGTTGTTCTGCAATGCATTCAACGTGACGACGGTGTAATTCTGTTTTCCAAGGATGCGCAGAACCTCTTTGCCGATTGCATTAACGCGCCGGTCGAAGTCCTTCATGAATCGTCTTTCACGAGCGTCTTGGCCAGTCGCGTCCGCCAAACTTCTGGGTAGAATCGGGCTACCTGCTGCCATGTAAACCTCTAATTAAGAAAGGCCCCGTAGGGCCTTTGATTATTGCACGGCTGCCGGATCTTCTGGCGGAGCAACGTCAGGCAATGGAGGCAACTCTACATCATTGTCATAGCCACCGACCTCGCGCATTTCTTCAGCGGTGAATATTGGCTGACCGCTTGCAAGCATCTTGCTATTGCAATCTGCCATTTTCAAGACGATAGACATTTTCTCGTCCTTGCTAGACTCAGTCAAATCATCCCAGAAAACTGAGGACTCTACGGTCAGCAGAACACCAAGCCGCATCAAATGGTCAACAAACGTCTCAATGTCCGACGACAACAGGCTAACCCGACGACCCTGGCAGCGCTTGTTGAACGTCTTCTGGTCTTCAGTCGATGCACGCTCACCAGTCTGATTGCCAACGATGATCTTGGACGGTATGCGGATAGACGCGCAGAAGGATTGCAGGGATACGTCGAAGGCTGGTAAAGGGTCTGGGACGTTCGCGACCAGAGGGGTTACGGTAGCGCCTTGAGTGATGATCGTCTGATCAATACCCTTCGACATTCCGTCGGTAACGTCATTAAATACGTCCTGCAAATCGCTAACCGGAACTCCATGAGCTCTTGCAATCGAAGAAAGGTCCATGTCTCGCTCGAAGTTGATGCCAAGCTGACGACTGGCATTCTTCAGGAAAGATTCACCTGATCCACCAAGCACCTTCTCCATGTTTACGCAATCATTGAAACCTGCTTGCAGAAACGGTACGCCATTGCGCATATCGCCAACAACAACAACGCGATCAGGATGCACAGTGATAATGCGTCCAGGCTCAGCATTAAAGTTGTCATTCAGAGCGTTTTCGCAATACTCAAACGTCTTTGGCTTGCCGAAGTTAGCATCTGCCGGGTTGTCGTACCACGACGTAACCTTGATTTGACCTTCCCATGCAACGATCAAGTTAATCAGTTGCTGTTCAGATGCCTTGCCAACCGGCTGATCCCACTGCTTCGAGTCTTTGAATTGCAGGAGAATGCATGAATAACGCCCAATAAGACGGCGCATATCAGCATCTCGGAACTTCTCCCACAGCTTCAGGCGCTTGGCTAGCTTCTTGAACTGCTTCTCCCAGGCAGTCGGAGCCTCGGCGCGATCCTCTTCGTCACCCTCGATAACTTCCGGATCCGAGCTGAAGCACGATTCATTCAGCGTCATTACCGCGCCATGAGCAATGCCACCGCGCTCAAAAAGGCGATAGAAGTCACCGAAGCACAGATGTTCTTTGTAGCCGTAGCTGCACCAGGAATTGGGGCGGGCTGCATCGATACTTCCACTCATGAGCGACTGACGAGACATCAACGTCGCCCGCTCGCTCAATGCCGAGTTCAGCGCCAAATCTAGTGCAGGCGTGCGTTTCACAGTCATAAAATAGGGCCTCGTAAATTATCCCTATTTTAGCACTTGCTTGCGGGGCATGGATGGGCTAAGATTTGCGTACTTTAAATGGAGGGTTGTACGGATGAAATTGGTTGAATTGTTGGCTAAGGTGTTAATCGAGTGGCCTACTGGTGCCGGACTGGCTGTTCAGGATGGGGACGCTGGAAAAACTGTAAAGTTTGGTCATTCCACTGCAACCCCGTCCATTGCTCTTATGGGCAGAGAGAATACATGGCAGGCAAAGAACTGGAGCTTTAATGCCTACAGCGACTTCGATCACTCGGTACTAGCTTCTGACTGGGAAACCAGCATCGTAACTCATGAAATGTGGCAAGCCGAGCGCGACCGTCAGAAGGGTGGCGAGTGGAAGAGGCATCGGGGTGGGTTCACTAAGCTGGATAGCGATGTACGGGTAGAGGTAAAGCTGCGTAACGGAGATACATTTAAGGCGCTTACCGAGGACCTGACGTGGCGCCATGATGAATGCCTGTCATGCGACAACATCATGCAATACCGAGTAATCAGCCAGCCACAAGCGGAGGAAGTAGAGATGAAAACTGCATTCAGCGAGCACGTAGAAAGCGTGAGCAATATCAAGGTGTCCGTGAATGATGGCGGCAAATTCGTGATCGACCAAATCGACGGCCAGATCAAGTGGCGCGATACTGTCATCCACTGCCAAGCCATCATCGAAGACTGCGAGCGCGAGATTGCGAAGAATGAAAATCTGTTGGCGCTGGAAGGGTTTGCGCTGATTCCTGCGATGACTCCGGTTATGGGGGTTGCTCCGTTTTCCTTGCCGTATGCTGAGTGGAAGGTCGGAGACTTTGTAGTTAGCAAGGTTGACTATAACAATCAGTTCACAAAAAGTAAAAAGTACACAGTCACAGGCACTTATGTGTCTCTAGGCGAGAATCGAGTAAGTGTAGAAGAGGATGACAAAGGCGAGGCAAATGGCTGGCTCGCTAAGAATTTTGAATTCCATAGCCGCCCATAACCCCTAACTATCCACCAAGGCCCTCCTAACCCGAGGGCTTTTTTATTTCCTGTACAATGGCGCTAACTATTGGAGATCATCCTATGCGCCAAAAACAGTCGTTCGTCGTTAACTCGACCACCGACGCCACAAGTACCCGCGTAAACGTCAGAGTAGCGGTTAACGCTGCGTCAATCCGCCGTGAGCAGCATAACGGTCGCGAGCATATCGTGGTGCCGTCGTTCACTCTGCCAGATGAAGTAATCATGAACGGCGGCCTGTATCCTCATGATGAGATTGAGCGGTCCTACAAG